TTGTTTTTCAGACTCAGACATGAATTGTTTCTTTTCATAAGAAAGTTCTTCAGTCTTTCGTCTGTAGTCTGCATCTCTTGAGTAACCATTTTTTAATTCGTCTAAGCTAACATCAAATTCTTGACCTGCAACTTTGACCTTGTAGGTGGAATCCTGTTCTTGTGGAATCTCATTCGTTTGTTCTTGAGATACTTCTTCGGAAGATTCTTCTTGCGATTCTTCTTCCTTTATTTCCTGTTCCGAAGGTTGTTCTTCTTTTGAAGATTCCTCTTTTTGTGGTTCAGGAGAATTTTGTTCTTCCTGTTTTTTTTCTTGTTCAGGGATGTTTGTTTTATCAGTTTTTTGTTCTTCTGCAACTGGATTTAACAAACCTGTAATTGATTTTGCAGCTTTTTGCAAATCAGTTTCAGCTCCCTTCGTTGGGTTGGCTTGATTGTCTGACATTGTTTTTTCCTTTTTAAGTTAAGTTCCTCTTATGAGGTTGACTTATCCTAAACTTTATGTTTAGAATTTTTTTTACTGCCGCTATAGCTCAACTGGTAGAGCAATAGATTTGTAATCTATAGGTTGTGGGTTCAAGTCCTACTGGCGGCACCACTAAAATTTACTATTTTTAATACTGGTTCTAAAATCTTCTAGCTGTTTCTTCGCTAGTTTTCCTGTATCTAAAATTTCTTTAATATGTTGTTCAACTTTACCGACAACATTATAAGCTAACCAAAGCTTTTCTCTTGTTTCGGTTTCCTTTGCACCTGTATTAAATAAACTTTCAGCATAAAGCTTTTTAAGTTCATTTAATGCTTCTTTAAACAAAGGATTATCTAATAGTTGCCTAGCCTTGTTCGATTGGCTCACTTCCTGCTGGAGTTTGCCCTGTTCGTCTTTGTTCATTTAAACTATTTATCTGTTGTTCTAGTGTGTCTGAAGATTTTTGAGCTGCTAAAAAAGTTTTATTTCTATTAGATGTTACTAATTTATCTAAATCAGCATCCGCTTTCATTTTTGCAACATCAATTTGAGTGTTGTATTTTAATTCCATATCCTTAATTTTAGCTTCAAAACCAAGAATAGCTTCTGCTGTTTCAGCTCTAATTTTTTTATTCTCTAATTCAAGTTCTGCAAGTTTTCGTTTTTCTTCACTTGCAATTCTAGTAAATTCTATTTTTTCAATTGGAGTTGGTGGTGGTGGTGGTTTCGGTTGAACCATTTGTTTGCCAACATCAGGATTAACAAAATAGTTTTCAACATTTTTTAATCCAGCATTCTCTATCATTTTTGATAAAGTGTTATAAAAATTCTTCAGAGTAACCATTGGATATTCTTGTCCACCCTGTAATTGGAAAGCTTGTACTTGTCTTTCTAAAATATTATTTAAAATAACTAATTGTTGTTCTTTAGAACCAGATCCTAAACCAACTATAATTGAAATATTATATCTGTCTTTCCATTCAGTCGGTCTTACTGGAACAAATTGATTATTCAATTGAACAATTCTTTCTTTGTCCTGATATTTAACTGTTAGTTCAAATATTTTAGAAAATAAATCTTTAACTCCAGTTTCAGAAAATATTCTAGCAATTAATTCCATACGCATTTGTGTTTGCGTCATTAAGGTATTAATTCCTGTAGCAGTTTTATTTAAACTGTCTGCATCTAAACCTTGTGCATATCTTGTAACACCAGTTCTAGTTTCTCTAACTGTATCTAAGTATTCTAATAATGGAAATGCCTGTTGCGAAATCGTTTGTGATTGCATTGGCATCATAACTTGGTTTGGTGGTTGTTTAGTTCTAACTACTCCACCAGGTCTTGATGTTAAAAGATCATCTAAATTAACCATGCCATCCATAATGGCAACTCTGTTATTATTTGTTAGATACATATTATCCAACAACTGTCGCATTACTGTAGATTTAACTAACTGAATATCTTCAACCAGCTCAGAAACTGATCTGCCATAAAATCTATGTGGCATTGGAATAGGTGTTAATGAGCAGAAAGGATTACGATCTACTGTTTCATTAGATAAAATTGTATAAGCAGAGCCTCCACCTACACAAACTTTTCTAAGTTCTGCAATTCCATCACCATCATAATCTAAATTAATATAACATTCGTATAATTCTATTTGTTCAGTAGATTTATCAGTTGAATGCTTAAATGGATTTTCATCTATATCGCCAAATCTAGTAAGTTTTTCTGTGCTATGCAATACATTTTGTGTTGCAGGTAAAGAGTCCACTACATCAGAATCAAATCCCATTTCAATTAATTCGGATCTGGTCTTTGCAACTTTGTGAGCTACAAAACTAGCATCTTCAATTGACTTTGAGCTTCTTGAAATTAAAAATTCTTCAGGTGGAACATTTTCTACTTTGACTTTACCAAACGCATTAGATCTTTTGATAATGCAGTTATGTAGCATTGGAATAGGCGTTTCAATTTCTTGACCTTGAGCTGCCGCCATTTCTTTAACTTGTTGCAATTGTTCTTTAGCATTTTCATCTTCAAACTTCTCTGTTTCTACAAACTCTACATTAGGATCATTGACTAAGAGTTGGTATTCATTGTCATCTAAATTCTTATAAGTTTCTTGTTCAACCTTTTGGCTTTCATCCCAAAAAACTTTTACAATTCCATTCTTTTCTAAAAGAGCATCCTTAAACCAAGTATATAAAATACTAAAGCCAGGATTATCTTTATTAAAAATATAATTAATATAATTAGTTGCCTGTTCCGCTAAAGCAACATCTTCGGCTTTAACAGGTTCGCAACGAACTACATTATCACTAGCTGTAAAAATTCTAAGTAGGTTCGGCAAGATGGTTTCAACTGTGTCCGCAACATCTGTACTGACTACTTGTGATCTGCCATCTATTTCTGTGCCTAGCTTTTCTCCTAAATAATATTCTAATGATTTTTTTCTTTGTGATGAAAGATTGCCTCCTAGAAAACCTAGAGCATTTGTTATTTCACCATTAATAATTGATTGTAATTCTGTATCTGATATTTTTGCCATTTTAAACTATATAATTCGTATTGACTGGAATGCGTTTTTTCCAATCGGTTAATTTTGCACCCTCTCCTGTAATTCCAGTTCTAAAGCTATCGGCACAATGCGATGCGTAGTTGTGCATGGGTTTGTTTCTAAAGCATTGGTTTTTATCATCCCACCTTTTTTGATAGGCTTTTAAAAATTCAACACCTTGCTGACATTTGTTTTTGTCAAACCAGCAATTAGGAAGTGCTTTTCTAACTGCCTCAATCCCATCTTCAATGGAAAGTTTTGGAGCAACTTCAAAAGCAATACCTAATTCTAAAGCACTATCTAGCCTTGACTTTCCCATGTTGCCAAGCTCTCTTACCTTAATATCATGGGGTGCTATGTGCTTTGAATACTCATAACCTTTTTGATTTAAAATTCCTGCATAGTGATCTAAACCTACACCAGCATTTTCATAATAATCAATAAGTCTAATTTCACCCTTATACTTTTGGACAAACCAGATAGCTGTACTGTCATTAAGACCTAAATCCCACCATGTTTCAACATCAAGGTTGTCATCATAGGGAACTTCGCAAACTCTGCCCTGTGCCTCTAATTGTTCTATTATAGCACCATAATATGAGCCGGTTATCGCTGCCTGAAAAGAACATTCAAACTCCTGGTCGTACAAGTCCTCAGACATGACCGACCTTGCAGCATCCAGTTCTTCCTGATCTAAAATCTTTGTATCACTTGCTTTAAACTTACAAGCATACCAACCTTTGTTGGTATTGTCTTTGGCATCCTTATAAAGTTCGTAAAAAAAATTCCTGCCCTTTGGAGTGCCAATGAATACGCACCAACCTTTTCGGTCTGCCAAAGCTGGTCTAATGATTTCAGGAAACAAAGTTGGCTTTATCTCTTGGGTTTCATCGAATACGCATCCATCTAAGAATATACCTCTGATACCACTATCATTTTCTGCTCCTAAAATTGTAATACGACTATTGTTAGGCAGATCGCATCTTAGCTCTGATTCATTAAATTTAGTTCCAGGTATTTTACCTGCAAATTGTTTTATGTAATCCCAAGCTGTGCTTTTGCCTTGCTTGAAGGTCGGAGCAATAAAGGCATATCTGGCGTTTGGCAAAGGATTAGTTAGAGCTGCTCTGATTAAATGATTTATCATCATTACAGTTTTTCCAGCTCTCCTGTGCAATACTAAAACGCTAAATCGGCTCTTATCAATTTCTTTATGCAAAAAATTTTGCAATTCTCTTGGTTTGTAAGGAATGACAATCTCTGGCATTTTAAAACAAAACCCCCCTAATGTATTGTAACTCCTTTAGGAACAAATAATCTTTCGATGCCAAGCTCATTCATAATGTGATGTGAGAAAGTTTTAGCTTCTATCAAATCCTCAAATCCTGCAAAGTGTATCAATACAGAATTATTGTTTTCCATAACATAAACTACTGCTGGATAACCATTCTGATTGTCATCAAATTTTATCATAAATTCCTAATCTAGTTGTGTGTACCTTCTAACGATATTAACGAACCGCCAAAATTTAAATCGTTGGTGTGCCTTCGACAAAACCCCCTGAAATCCTCACCGGTATTCAAATAATTCTATTTCTAA